TGCAAATAAAAACGTAGTTTCTGTGACACCAGAAATTGTTGATCCAGATTATTTAAATATTGCTTTAAATATAACTGTATATTACAATCCACGTGAAACTATTCGTAGTGCTAAAGAGATTCAGACAATTGTCTATAACACTGCAATTAAGTATGATGATGATGAACTACAAAGATTTGATGGAGTATTCCGTCACTCTAAATTAAGTCGATTAATTGATACGTGCGAAAAGGGTATTAGTAATAATAATATGACTGTATTGATTCGTCGTAAAGTTGCCCCACGATATAACGTGAGTGCTCAATACATCATTGATATTATTAACCCAATTTATACAACTGGATTGGCTCAAAATAATATTTACTCAACTGGAATTTTTATTTACGGTAGTGAAACAATTCACTATCTAGATGATGATGGTGCAGGTTATATGCGTTTATATTATATTGGTCCCTCTGCTGAAAAGATTATTGTAGATCCAAGAATTGGTACTGTTGACTACGCAGCTGGATTGATTAACATTAAGAATTTACATATTACTGCTATCGCTGATATTGATTTTGAAATCTCAATTCGTCCATCTTCATATGATGTTGTATCAGCTTATGATCAAATCGCAGAAATTGCACGTGATCATATGACAGTTACTGCTATTGCTGATGAAACAATCAATGGCGATCTGCGTGCTGGTAAGAACTACGTATTTACTACAAGTCGCTCATAATGGCTATTACAAAACCAAAAATCTCTAGCTTAGTAGCTAGTCAACTACCTGAATTTATCAGGGAGGATTATCCTACATTCGTTGCTTTTTTACAAGCATATTATGAACACTTAGAAACTACTCAAGCAGATTTAGTTACAATTAGAGATATTGATAAAACACTTGATAATTTTATTGAATTTTTTAAAAATGAAGTTGCTCCAAATTCTCCAATTTATGCTTTTGGTCAAGATAGAGAGAGATTTAATTTATCAAGAATTAAAGACCATCATTTAGCTAAAGGTTCTGAATTATCTTATAAATTCCTGTTCCGTTTATTATTCAATAAAAATGTAACTATTCAATATCCTGGAACTCAGGTTCTTCGTGCTTCTGATGGTAAATGGATTCAAGACGTTTCAGTTTTTGCAAAAGTTAATGTAGGTAATCCAGATGATATCGTTGGTCGTCTCATTGATGTTGTAACACCAAACAAAATTATTCGTGTTCTTGTAGATCGAAGACAAGACGTTGAAATTGAAATCGATAGATACGTTCAAATATCACCAGACACATATGAGTTTTACATTGATCGTAGATTCTTCGGTGATATTAATATTAATGATAGAATTCGTTATCAGGGTATTTTTGATGCTAGTATTGTTGCAACAACCTCAACAGTTTCTGTTTTACAAGCTGGTAAAAACTTTAAAGCTGGTCAACTCTTCAACATTAAAAATGGTGTTGGCGCAGGATCTATACTAAAAGTTAAATCTATTAACGCTGATGGTGGTATCGTTTCTGCTGAATTTGTTAAATATGGTATTGGATATGAAACAGATTTTACTGCAACATTAGTTGCTTCTCAATCCTCTACTGTTACTGGCGCAGGAGGAACTTCTTTAAATATTAGCACATCAGCTAATGGTATTACTGGTATTACAATTAATAGCGGTGGTACTGGATATACTTCTACACCAACAGTAAATTTTGTTGGTGGGGGTTATACAACTGCAGCCACTGTTCTTTCAGTTGAAAGGTCTGCTGGTGCTATCACTAAAATTAATATAGCCAACTCTGGTGCTGGATATGTTACATTACCAGAGATTCAAATAACTGGTGGGGGTGGATCTGGTGCTTCTGCTACAGCAATAATTGGTAATCGATATAATTATAATATTTCTGAAGCATTAAATACATTTGATGAGCAGGGGTTTATTAACTATTCTGATTACTCTAAAGATGAGGGTACACTTTGGTTACCTACATTGGCAGTAACTCTTGGTCAATTGATTTATTATAATGATAGGCTTTATACAGTAACTGTTGCGGGTACAACATCAACAACCCCACCATCACATACTTCTAGTACAGCTTCAAATGGAACTGCTACTTTAGGATATACACGACAATATGGACCAGCTTTTGATGGTGCATATTCTGGTCAAATTATTCGTCAGTTCTATGTTCAATCTGGAGAAGCTACGATCGAAGCTGATGCTATCTCTATTATTAAAGTTGAACTTGGACCATTAACAAAATATCCAGGGTATTATCAAAATAACGATGGATTTCTAGATGATGCTATCTTTATACAAGACAGTAAATATTACCAAGCATTTTCTTACGTTTTAAAAATTAATGAGAAACTAGAGGCTTACAAATCTGCAGTCAAAACTTTAATCCACCCATCTGGGATGGCATTGTTCGGTGAGTATGATATCAGAAATGATTTTGATGTAAGTGCTTCTTTAGAGTTCTTAATGAAAATATTCTCATTAATTGAACAAGATGAAGTTCAAACTGATGACTCTCAGATTAAGGATGTAACTAAACCACTTGGATCTCAATTACAGTTTAATGGTGATTTGGAGGATACCAGCGTAACTGTTCCTGATGCAGTAGCTAAATTAATAACTAAAGGTAATTTTACAGAATCTATAGAAGCGCATGATTTGGGTTCTATCGTTTGGAATCACGTTGACTTTAGTGGACAGACAATTACATATTCTAATATGCCAATGCTTGAGACTACTGAGCATTGGGAACTGTATTCAGACTCATTCGGCTTCACTGACACACATGTTATCGATTTAAATAAACCTTTAACAGAATCTGTTACACCATCTGAGTCTAGAGATACAATGACTTTTGTTAATCAGATGTGGGCTGGGTGGGGTGAGGTTTATAGTGGTGAAGATTACTTTTTGGATGACGACGGAACTTACTTAATACCAACTGAATTTACTGTAGATGGAATAACATATCCATCAGAAGTAGTTGTTGCTCTTGATGCACCTGCTATTACAACAGATAAATATACTGATGATACCCTTGATACACCTTCTGATGCAGGTGTTGTATGGGTCAACCAATTTGCTGACTTATACTATTTCGCCGATGATGATGGCGACTACGGAGTTGGTAGAACTCAAACTTTTTAACTAGGAGATTACTAATGAATCTAAATGAAGATCTAAAAATGAAGGGCGAACTAACTGTTACAGTTCGTGCTGAAGACGGAACAATTAAACAAGAGTTCAATGTACCAAACTTGGTCGTTACTGTTGGTAAAAACTATATTGCTTCTCGCATGGCTAGTAACAGTGCAACTGTTATGAGTCATATGGCTATCGGTACTGGTACTGGCACTCCGATTGTTGGAGATACTACTCTGGGTATTGAAGCTGGTCGTGTTGCTGTTTCTTCTTTCTCAGCAAGTACAAACACTGTAACAGCAACTGCTACATTCCCTGCTGGTACAGGTACTGGTGCTATAACTGAAGCAGGCATTTTAAATGGCTCTTCAACTGGGACTTTACTATGCCGAACAACATTCCCTGTTGTTAACAAAGCCTCGAGTGATTCTATTGCTATCACTTGGGTTATCACTGTAAGTTAATTAGAAGCATATAAATGGCGACTCAATCTTCTCTTATCAAGACCATTCTGCATAAATCTATTGCAGAGGGTATTTACAATGAAATTGTAAACAGAAATTCTAGATACTACTATTTCTTAGGAAAAACTCTTGAATGGGAAGAAGAGTTGAGCCCACCATCTCCTATCGATAGTTTTGACTATGAGTTAAAAACTCGCAATGAGATAATGACTCTAAAAGAAATTAAACCAACAGATGTTTCTTTTGTAATAGACAGATATGACTGGACTTCTGGTGTAGTTTATGATGCATATGACGACCAATATAGTAAAGAAGTTCAAGGTATTAACTTAATAAATGGTGGTTTGGGTTATGGTTTAGCACCTACTGTTTATATCGGTTCTGTAGGTTCTGTTACTTGGACTTCTAGTGCTGTAATTACTGTTGGTTCATTTCTAAAAGTTCCAGTTAATGGTACAACATATAGATACTATATTGCAGTAACTTCTGGAACTACTGGAACTACCGCACCTACCCATATTAACAATACAGAGCACACAAATGGTACAGTTACATTAAAACATGTAACTGTTAGTGATGGTGGTGGATCTGGCGCAGCGGCAGAAGCTACAATTCTTGATGGTGCTGTTATTGATATAGAATTAACATCTCGTGGAGATGGATATACATCAGCACCTTCTGTTATAATTGCTTCTGTTGGCAATGGAGGTATCTCGGCTTTTGCTGAAGCTGTGGTTTCTATTGCACCTTCTGGTGCTCAAAAATTAGAAGATTCTGTATACTATGTTATGACAGACGAGTATAACGTATACAAATGTTTGGATAATAACAATAATGCAGCTTCCACATATAAACCCCTTGGCACTACAGTTGATCCCATAACTTTCCCTGATGGATACATGTGGAAGTTTATGTTTAATGTACCTGTTGCATTACGTAATAAATTCTTAACTGATGATTATCTACCGATCGTTACAGCACTTCGTAATCAATTTTACTCCAACGGAAATATACAAACAGTGCGAATTGATCAGGCTGGTTCTGCATATACGGCAGGATCTATTTCTGTACAAGGTGACGGGTTTTTAGAAGCTGATCCATTCTATTTAAATGGATATCTATTAAACAGTGGCGGCACAAGTTATCAAAGTGATTCATCAATTATAGTTTCACCTCCTTTCCCAAATGCATCTTCTTGGTTAGCATCAACATTATTGCTCGTGGGACAACGTATTATTCACAACAATAATATTTACCAAGTTACAATCTCAGGAACTACAGGTGCAACTGGTCCAGTGCATAAAATTGCAGAAGCATTAAATGGGACTGCGGCACTAAAATATCTTGGAACTGCAGCTACTGGTGATGTAATTGTTAATGGTAGCGGCACTATCACTTCTGTTAAAATGTATGGAATGATTAGAGAAATTGAAATTTCTTCTTTTGGATCTGGATATACATCAGTACCAACAGTAAATATTCCAGCACCATCTTATACATCAGCTTCTTCCGTTAACACAACTACAGAAGTTATTACATTATCTGATGTTCATCCACTGCAAACGGGAGACTCTATTGTTTATACTGCTGGAACTTCTGCTATTGGCGGTCTTTCCGATGGTCAGACTTATTATATCATTCGTTCTTCACAGACGCAAATTAAGTTAGCCACTTCTTATAGTAATGCTGTGGCAGGAACTGCAATTAATCTTACAGGTGCTGGAACTGGAACGCAGACATTTACATATACTGCGGGACAAGCTACTGCGGTTGCTGTTTTACAGGGTGGTAAATTAGCAAAAATTGTGCATACAAATGCTGGTTATGGATATATGTCTGCACCATCTGTAACATTTGGCACACAATGGACAGCTTCAACTGCCCTTACATTAAACCAACAAATCTATTATGCAAATCGTTTATATACAGTAACTGCTGCTGGTACTACTCACGCTTCTACTACACCAACTCATACTTCTGGTTCTGCCACTAATGGAACTGCTACATTAACATATGCTGGATTTCCAATAACTGGCACTACAACATTAAAATATGGTTCTGGATATTCTATAGCTAGCCCTGCAGTTTCTATTGGATCATTGACTGGTACTGGTGCTAGTATTACATTCACTGGCATTAAATCAGAAGCTAGGTTAGTTCCATTTTTTGAGAATGGTCAATTAGCATCAATTATAATTGATGATGGTGGTATTGGTTATTCATATGCTACACTAACTGTTTCTGGAGACGGCATCAATGCTGATATTTCAGCTGATTTATCTCCAGGTGATATTAATACTCTACAAGCTAACACAGAATTATTAACTGCTGATGGTAGAATTATGTCTATCGGTATAATTTCTGGAGGATATGGATACGCTACTGCTACGGTAACTATTGATGGTGATGGGACTGGAGCAACTGCTTCTGCAGTTGTTGAAAATGGTGTTGTGAGAAAAATAGTTATGACCAATTATGGTACTGGGTATCGTTGGGCAACAGCAACCTTAACTGGAAATGGTTTTGGTGCTAAAATTCGTCCAATAATAACACCATATGGTGGTCATGGTAAAGGTGCATTAAGTAATTTTAGTGCTAGAACTCTTATGTTCTATAGTAATGTATCTGCAGATAAAAATCAAGGATTTGACGTCAATAATGATTATCGTCAAGCTGGTATCCTTAAAAATCCAAGGCAATATGGCAGCACATATGCATTAACAACAATTCTTTCTTCTGCGTGTTGGGTTATTGCTGGTACTATTAGTACTACATTTTTCCCAGCAGATAGTATAATTACTGTAGCTAATACAACTAAGCGTTTCAGAATTGTTACAAATACAGGCGACTCTATTTTAGCGCAATCTCTAGACAACTATGAACCCGTAATTGGTACTACATTTGTGGGTCCTGGTGCACAAACTTTTAGTGCTACTGCGGTAACTGCTCCGAAAGTAGATAAATATTCAGGTGACATGTTGTTTATAGATAACAAGTCTGGGTTCACCCCAACAGCAGATCAATCAGTGACGCTTAGAACTATCATTAGATTCTAAGAATAAATATACTTTATACAAAGTAAGAGAAAAGACCAAATGCTAGATTTCAACACAGAACCATATAATGATGACTTTGACGAAGAGAATAAATTTCATAGAATTTTATTCCGTCCAAGTTTTGCTGTTCAAGCACGTGAGTTAACACAACTCCAATCAATTCTACAAAACCAAATTAAACGTGGTGGCGATCACTTGTTTAAACAGGGTGCCATGATTATTCCAGGGCAACTGTCTATCGATTGCAATGTATCATATATTAAACTTCAGCCATTGTTTGCTGGTAATGCCATTGAAACATATTTGACTCGCTTAGAGGGGCAAGATGTTACTGGCGCTAATGGCTTACAAGCTAAAGTTCTTAAAGTTATTTCTGCATCAGGTGCTGAACCAGCAACTTTGTATGTTCGCTACAAAAATTCTGCAAATGATAATACAACTCAAGTGTTTGCTGATAGTGAAACTATCACCCCAGATGACGCACTATTAACATCATATAAAGTTCAAGCAATAGCAACAGCTTCTACTGGAATTGGTTCAACTGCTACCATTGAACGTGGTGTATATTATGTTAATGGATATTTTGTTTTATGTGATACACAAACTATTATTCTGGACAAATATACAAATGTACCAACATATCGTATTGGATTGACTGTCGATGAACAGTTAATTACTCCAGAAGATACTGGATATGAATCACTTTTAGATAATGCGCAAAATAGCTATAACTATGCTGCTCCAGGTGCTCATCGTTACTACATTGATTTAGTTCTAGATAAGAAATCGATTGATTCTACAGCAGATGTAGACTTTATTGAACTTCTTCGTGTAGATGCTGGTGCGATTATTCGCCATACAACTACAACTGAATATAATGTTTTAGAAAAAACTCTTGCTCGTCGCACGTATGATGAGTCAGGAAATTATGCTGTACGTCCATTTAAAATCGATGTTCGTGAGCATAGAAACAACAATCGTGGTGCTTGGGTATCAAATACAGCATATTTGATTGGTGACATAGTTACTAGTAATGGAACTACATATGTTGCTAAAAACTCATCTACTTCTATTAATACTACACCTACACATACTAGCGGTTTAGCGTATGATGGTCCAGGATCTACTGGTGTTCAGTGGGAATATAATATTACTCCATACTACAATCGTGGCGTGTTCACACCAGCTAATGGTGGAGATTCTTCTAAACTAGCTATTGGATTAGAGCCAGGAAAGGCATATGTACAAGGTTACGAAATTGAAAAAGTTGCAACTGAATATATTGCAGTCAATAAAGCACGTGAATTTGTTCAGGTTGATAATGCCATTATTCCTGCCACTGTTGGTAATTATGTTATTGTTGATAACATCAATAACTTACCTCCAGTTAATTCATTCGCTGCAGTAACCATTTACGATAGATATGTAACTTCTGATGGTGCAGTTCCAACAAGCGCAAATGCAATCGGCACGGCACGTATTCGTGGTATTGAGTGGCACAATGGAACAATTGCATCAGGTACTGAGCAATATAAAGTATTCTTGTTTGATGTTAATATTACTGCTGGATATACTTTCCACGAAAATGCCAAGTCTTTCTACTTTAACGTATCAAGTGATGCTAATTTAAGTTTCACAGCAGATATCGTTGGAGATAATACACGTTTAATTGGTTCAGTTACTTCATACACTTCTAATACCTACGGTACACAAGGTTCAGGTACATTTATCCAAGGTTTAGGTACATCATTCCAAACTGATCTTACAGTTGGAGATTGGGTTTACCTAGGAACTAATCGTGTTCGTGTAACATCTATCGTTTCTCAAACTAGAATTGAAGTTGCTTCTGCTGTGAACGTAATTGGCGTCACAGTTGATGAAATTACTGCAGAATTAAAAGAACCAGAAAATACAAGTTTAATTTATAAACTTCCATATTACGCTATTAAATCAGTTCGTTCTTCTGGTGGCACTAATGATACAACTTATACAGTTATGGAGCGTTTCACTGGAACGACTTCTTCCGCATCTGGTGGCAATTGCACATTAACTGTTACTACTTCTAGTGGAACATTTGCTTCTGCTGCAGAAACTGATAACTATTTGTTAATGTGTAATGATTCTGGTAGTGGTGGTGCAGTAGTTCTTCCTTCTGCAATTTTGGTTTCTGACGCAACAGTTCAATTTACATTGTCTGATACGTTTGCATCCCAAAACTTTATCGTTATTGGTACAGTAAATAAATCTGGAGCAACTCTAACAGAGAAAACTAAAACATTAGCTTCTACGACTACTACATTCACTACTGCTGCCACTGCAACCAAGACAGAGTTATTACTTGGTAAGGCTGATGCATTCCGTTTAATTTCAGTTAAAATGGATGCTGGAACATTTGCTTCTGCAGCTGGTTCATATACTATTGATATTACAGATCGATATGAATTTGATGATGGGCAGCGCCACACTCACTATGATGTAGCACGTCTATTGTTAAAAGCATCTTATGTTGCACCAACTGCCCCAATTAGCGTTGAGTTTGAATACTTTACCCACTCTACTGGTGACTACTTCACAGTTAATTCATATCCAGGAAACGTAGCATACGAAACTATTCCAGTATTTAATGGAACTTCATTACGTGATACTATTGACTTCCGTCCACGTATTGATGATGCTGGTGCTACATTTAGTGGTTCAGGTTCTTCTGGTGCCTTAGTTCCAAAACGTGGTATTGATATTCGTGCAGATTTCACATATTACTTGGCACGCAAAACTAAAATTGCTGTTGATTTCAATGGTAACTTCTTCCCTATCGATGGCGTATCTTCTTTAACTCCAGGAGAGCCACTTGATCCATCTCTGGGTATGGTTCTCTATAATTTAACTTTAGAGCCATATACGTTCTCAACTACATCAACTTCTGTCGTGGTTGGTTCAGTAGACAATAAACGCTATACTATGCGTGATATTGGTAAGTTAGAAAAACGCATTGACAATCTTGAATACTATACATCATTATCTCTATTGGAGCAGCAAACTGAATCATTGAACATTGTCGACACTGCTGGTCTTGATAGATTTAAAAATGGATTTATCGTAGATAGTTTTGCTGCACAAAATATTGGAGATGTAACTTCTCCTGACTATTTGTGTTCTATTGATATGGAGAAGGGTGAACTTCGTCCATTCTATTCAATGCAAAACATTAATCTGATCGAAAAGAATTCTAGTGACGCAGATCGTATTGATGCAAACTACAAGATATATGGTGATGTTATTACATTGCCTATTGTTGAGCATGTACCACTTGTTAATCAAGAATACGCATCTCGTTTAGAAAACATTAATCCGTTTGCCATCTTTACATTCTTGGGACAAGTAACTCTAACGCCATCTTCTGATGATTGGTTTGAAGTTGAACGTCGTCCAGATATCGTCAATCAAGTTGAAGGTAACTTCAATGCAGTGAAAGCTATTGCTGAACGTGCAGGTGTTCTAGGAACTGTATGGAACGCATGGCAAAATCAGTGGACTGGTGCTGCCGTATCATCAAGAACAATTTTTACTACTGGTATAAATTGGGCAGCACGTCAAGGTGATGTTTTCTTAGATGTTGATGCGTTTAATGCACGTTTTGGTAGAAGAGATGCTGGTCACGTTAATGCACGTCAAGTTGTTGCAGAAACTGTTGCAACCCAAATCGGACAGACTCGTACTGGTGTTAAGACAACTTTAGTCTCACGTATTGATCGTGAGATTATTTCTGATCGTATTCTTTCTACTGCAGTTATTCCATATATTCGTTCAAGAAATATTCTTGTCCAAGTTAAAGGATTAAAACCCAACACTCGTTTCTATCCTTATTTCGATGATGTTACAGTTTCTCAATTCTGCACTCCTGCGTCTAAGTTAACATATTTGCCAGTTAGTGGACAATTTGATGATTCATCTAACGTAGGTGGTCTTTCTTCTGAAACTGCTAGACGTATTAATGGTGATTCGCAAGTTTGTTTGAATCGTGGTGATGTTATTACTGGTGCTACTTCTGGTGCAACTGCTATTGTTGTTGGTCAAGAATATAATGCAGCTACTGGAATCTACTCTATGTTCGTGCAGAATGTTAAGGGTACATTCTCTGCTTCTGAGCAACTAGAGGGTTCTATATCTGCTGCACGTGGTACATTCTCTTCATTGACCACTACTGTGGCTGGAGATAACTTAGTATCAAACTTCACTGGAGATTTAAACTTAATCTTTAATATCCCAAATAGTGAATCTGTTCGTTTCCGTACAGGTACTCGTGAGTTTAAATTAGTTGATAACGTAGCAGCGCAGGGTGATTTTACTTCTCGTGGTCGTGCTTTATATCGTGCTGAAGGTATTCTGGAAACACGTCAATCAACTGTTAATGCTGTGCGTAATGCTCAACTTGCTGAAGAACAATTAGTAGAAAACCAAGTCATTGTAGAATCTGCTGATCGTGTTGTTTCTGATACAGGATGGTGGGATCCACTTGCACAAACATTCTTAGTGCAACAAAAAGGTGGCGCATTCTTAACTAAGATCGATATTTTCTTTGCTTCTAAAGATGAAAACATTCCTGTTAATTTAGAGATTCGTGAAGTTGTTAACGGATATCCAGGTAAATTAGTTTTACCATTCTCCAAAGTATCTGTAAAATCAGCTGATGTAAATATCTCCAGCAACGTAGTTTCAGTTGGTGGTGTACCAACTCCAAAGTATGATACTCCTACTACGTTTGAATTTCCATCTCCTGTTTATGTACAGGATAATGGAGAGTATGCTATTATTCTTTCATCAGATTCAAACAATTATCAAGTTTGGATTTCTCAGATTGGTGATTTGATTCCAGGATCTAATCGTACTATTTCTGAACAACCTTACATGGGTGTATTCTTTAAATCTCAGAATGCATCTACTTGGACAGCTGATCAAAACCAAGATTTAAAGTTTACGATCTATCGTGCTAAATTTGAGACTGATGTAATCGCTAACGTAGAGTTCGTCAATGATGTTCTACCATATCAAAATCTAGCAACTGATCCGTTTGAAATTAAGAGTGGTGTGACTAAGGTTCGTGTATATCAAACTAACCATGGCATGCCTTCGGGATCACGTACTATTATTACAAGTTCTGATCAAACTCAGTTAACTGGAACTACAGGTACTGGAACTATTGCAACAAGCACTGCTAATACCACATTGACTGGTGTTGGAACTGCATTCACTACACAACTTGCTGTTGGAACTGCAATTTATAATTCTTCTGGTTCTTATATCGGAAAGATTGCTACTATTGTAAGTAACACTTCTGCCACATTTACGGCTAATGCTACTGCTACATTGAGTTCTGGTTCTGCGTTCAAATATGTTGCTCCTATCTTTGGTGTTCCCGCTGCTGAGATTTATACAACTCAGATTATTAGTGATGTTGATTTAGATTCTTACTGTATAACTGTTTCTACAACACCAACATCTAGTGGATATACTGGTGGTACTACTGTTCGTGCTACCAGAAACTTGCAGTATGATGGTGTACAACCAACCCTACAGATTCAGACTTTCTCTGAAACTATGACTACATTTGGTATTAAGACTACAACTGGCAAATCAGTTGATAGTTCTACACAGTCTGCTTATACTCTTGACTCAGGATTTAGTGATGTTCTAGCAAATGAAAATAATTATTTCCCAACTCCAAGAATGGTAGCTTCTGAAGTTAATGAAGACAATAGTTTAAGTGGAAATAAATCTGCGGCATTCAACGTAACTATGAGCACCACTAATGATTCGCTGTCTCCGATCTTAGACACACATCGTATTAGTCTGATTGGAATTAGCAATAAGATTAATGCTCCAACTTCTGATAATATGAATATTGGTGGTATTGATGATAAGGCTTTATTGACTGCTAATACTACTATTGCTTTCAGTGGAAGCACTATTACTTCTACAAACTCTACTGCTCGTGGAATTTTACAAACTATCGCTGTTGGTAAATACCTGACTGTTTCTGGTTCTACTGGTGCGTTAAATGATGGTACTTTCTTAGTGACTAAAGTTGCTGATAATGGTACTACTGCCACTGTTACATTAAATAGAGCATTTACTACTCAGGCAGCTACACCTGCAATTACTCTTTCTCAGAAAGACTTTTTCGTAGATGAAATTGCTCCTATTGGAAGTTCTACGTATAGTAAGTATGTAACTAAGAAAATTAACTTGGCTAATACATCACACCTAATCCGTGTACAGTTTGGAGCAAGTATTCCTGCAGATGCTTCTGTAGATGTCTATTATAAAACTGGAGCACTTGGTTCTACTACCTCCTTTGATACTATTAACTGGACGCTAATTTCTCCAGATAGTCAAATCGTATATGTTCAAGTTGGTAGTGATCAATTTATTGATACGACATTTACTGCTACAGATATCAGTGCCTTTGACTCGCTTCAAATTAAGTTAGTTATGAAGTCCACAAACTCTGCGGCAGTTCCAAGAGTTAAAGATCTTCGTGTTATCGCTTGTGCATAATGACTAGAATAGTTAAAATTGAGGGTAAAGATGGGCTGGTGCGAGATATAAGCACTAGCGCCATTATAAATACTAATAGATCTGAGTATCAGAATTATATAAACCGCAGAGATGCAGCGTTGAATAAACAGAGACAATTCGAAGAACATTCGGAAGAAATAAATAACATGAAGACAGAACTTTCTGAGATAAAACAGATGCTTCTGCTGCTAATAAACAAAAGTTCTTAAAGTAAGGAAAACACAATGGCGACATTAACGCTAAGAACAACTAAGGGTAGTCCCCTTACAAATGCTGAAGTAGATGCTAACTTTACTGCCCTTAATACTGAGGTTGGTACTAAGTTAACTGCTACTAGCTATACTGCTGCTGATGTATTATCGAAGCTGTTAACTGTTGATGGAACTGGGTCTGGTATAGATGCAGACACATTAGATGGATTAAATTCTGCCACAGCAAATACAGTTAGTACTATTGTTGCAAGAGATAGTTCTGGTAACTTTAGTGCTGGAACTATCACTGCTGCCTTAACTGGTAATGTAACAGGAACTGCGTCAAAGGCAACTAACATAGTTGGCGGTCTTGCTGGTTCTATTCCATACAATACTTCAGTTGATACTACAACCCTACTTGCTATTGGTACTTCTGGAACTTACTTTAAGTCTACTGGAACTGCTCCTTCATGGGTTTCTGCTTCTACAGTTAAGACTGATTTGTCTTTAAATAACGTAGAAAATACTGCAATTTCTACGTTTACAGGTAGCACTAATATTACTACACTTGGTACTATCGGTACTGGTACTTGGAATGCAACCACTATCGGTACTACTAAGGGTGGTACTGGTTTAACATCATTCACTTCTGGTGGTGCTGTTTATGCTACATCTACTTCTGCTTTAACTACGGGTACTTTACCAATTGCTTCTGGTGGTACTGGTGGTGCTACTGCTGGTGATGCAAGAACTGCTCTCGGTTTAGCAATAGGTACCAATGTGCAGGCATATGATGCTAATAATGCTGTTACAAACGTAGCACAAACATTTTCTGCAAAACAGACTATTGCTTCTACTTTATCAATCCAACAAACTATTGAGAAAACTACAGTTTCTGCTACTGCTGCGACTGGTACAATTAACTATGATTTATTGACACAGGCAGTTCTTTATTATACATCAAATGCTTCCGCCAATTGGACATTAAATGTTCGTGGAAGTGCTGGTGCTACACTAGATAGCATTATGGCTGTTGGTGAATCTATGTCATTAGCTTTTATGGTCACTAATGGGAGCACTGCATATTACCAAACTGGGTTTCAAATTGATGGTAGCGCAGTAACTGTTAAATGGTCTGGTACTTCTGCCCCATCAACTGGAAATATAAATTCTATTGATGTATATTCATTAACAATAACTAAAACTGCTAGTGCTACATTTGTAGTTTTAGGGACTCAAACTAAGTATTCTTAAGGAGAACGTGAATGCCTTTATTATCAACTAGAGGGGCTGGATCTATATTTGGATTTAAGGCTCTTGGTGCAGGTCTTATTTACGGACAAACAGTGTATAGTAGTGCTGGAACTTTTGTAGCCCCAGAAGGGGTTAGTTCTGTATCAGTAGTATGTGTTGGGGCTGGCAATGGTGGCGGATGGGGTGATGGTCGTGGCGGTGGCGGTGGAGCATTAGCATTTAGAAATAATATTGCGGTGACAGCAGGCAGCTCATATACTGTAACAGTAGATGGTGGCGGCAGTTATGGTGGTGGCGGTGGTGGATACTCATCTTTTGCTGCACCTTCTGGAACTACTACTGGACGTGCTGCTGCGGGTACTAGTGGCGCAGGTCCAGAAGGAACATATACTGGTGGAGGTAATGGTGCACCTGGCCAAAGCGCTGGTGAATATGGCGGTGGTGGTGGTGCAGGCGGTTATAATACAAATGGAGTTACTGCTTCAAACTCACCTGGAGCTAGTGTTGGTCTCAGCGGTCCAGGTGGTAGTGGCTATGGTAATGGCGGCAGGGGTGGGCATCCTTATTATGGTGGTGGTCAAAGTGGAGGTCCTGGAGGCGTACGAGTTATTTACCCTGGAACTGTTCGATCATTCCCATCAACACAAGTAAATGATTTGAGTGCAGCACCATGAGTTACTATATTAAAACAAATTCAAGTGGAGAGGCTGAAGGTCTCCCAATTTTAACAGAAAATTTACTTGTAGCATTTCCAGATATAGATTTGAATAATAACAATGAATATGTTCTGGTAGAAAGAAGTGAATTATCTGTTGGAACATATGAAGTTTTTATTGAGACTGTGTTTGAAAGACATGGGGATATCTTTAAAGAAGTTCATAAAATTCGAGACATGACAGCAGAAGAAGTTGATGATAAAAAAGAAGAATTTAGATTAAATGTTTTAGAATTCAACCCACCACCTGCATCATGGGTTTGGAATAAAGATGCATGTAGATTTATTCCACCAGTTAGACATCCAGAATATCCAAATCCTACGTTTGGTAAATATGAATGGAGAGAGTCTGATACGTCATGGGTTATTATTCCAGAAAAGCCATCCACAGGCAATTATACATTAGATATAGAGACTGGAACAGATACTGCCCGATGGGTATTAGAATAGAGTTAAAAACCCCACTTCGGTGGGGTTTTTTGTTTTGCATTCTCTAGAATTATAAATAAAGAAGTAAAACACGGAGTTATGAATGGCAACTGTAGCGAATATTTTTGTAGATCAAGGTAGTGATTATAGCAATATAATCACTGTCACCGCATCTAATGGTCAGGCACTCGACCTAACTGGCTATACTGTTGCATCTCAAATGAGAAAGTCGTATACGTCTTCCACTGCATATGCGTTTACTGCATCAATCTATGCTGCAGCACAAGGAAGGGTACGAATTCAATTAACAGCTACTCAATCTGAAGCAATTCCTCCAGGAAGATATCTCTATGACTTAGAGGTAACTTCTAGTGGTGGTGCAAAGAAGCGAGTGGTTGAGGGAATTGTAACGGTAACACCTCAAATTACTCAATAATTATGGCAGACACATTCGTAACATTAAGTGGTGATGAAGACTTAGTCATTACCACATTAGAACAGAATTTAACTACAGCATTCTCGGATTTAGCTCCACCTGCTGTGGTAGAGTCGTTAGATAACGTAGCCGATGTAGATACATCAACTTATGGCAAACTCAATGGTTCAGTGCTAGTCTATAGAACAACAACAAATAAGTGGACGTCCACAACCACCCTCGATGCTCAAAACATGGAAGGTGGAGAATTTTAACGGAGACATAAAAGATGGCATCTATTATCAGAATTAAGCGTTCGTCAGTTAGTGGCAATCCTGCCACACTGGGCGCAGGTGAATTAGCGTACTCAGCATTAACAGACAACGGATCAAATGGTGGTGACAGACTATACATTGGTATAGGATCAGAAACTTCAGGAAACGCAGCAAACCACTTTGTTATTGGTGGTAAGTATTTTACCGATATGTTGGATCATACTCCAGGTACGCTAACTGCGTCATCTGCGATTGTTCTTGATTCTAGCAGCAAAATTAATAACCTTAAAGTTGATAATCTTGACTTTGATGGTAATACAATTAGTTCTACAGATACCAATGGTAACATTCTTTTAACTCCGAATGGTACAGGTAAAACAGTTATCACTAATGTTTATATTGGTGATACATCAACTACTCTTGCTGAATACATTTTTGATCAAGTTGGTGGTGCAGTTACTGCTGGTACTGGTATTACTATTACCAATTCTGATGTTGGCAATTCAAGTACTGTTTCTATTACTAATACTGCAGTAACTGCAGGTAGTTATGGATCTGCCACTGCGATTCCAACATTCACTGTTAATGCACAGGGTCAATTAACTGCAGCTGGTACTGCAAGTATTACAACTTCTTTAGGCATCGCTGGTGATACTGGTACAGATACTATTGCTCTTGCAACTGATACTCTGACATTTGCTGGTGGTACAGGTATTACCTCAACAGTAACTTCAGCAACTAATACAGTTGACTTTAGTATTGATAATACTGTTGTTACTCTTGATGGTACACAAACCCTTACCAATAAAACATTAACCAGCCCAGCATTAACTACTCCAACTATTGGATCTGGTGGTGCAATTTTCTCTGGTACCACAGGTACTACAACTGTTGCTGCTTCTGCTGCAGCTGGTTCTACTACTTTAACTCTACCAGCTGCAACAGATACATTAGTTGGTAAAGCAACTACTGATACTCTAACAAACAAGACAATTGCTGCTGGTTCAAATACTATTACTGGTTTAACCAATACCAATCTTAGTGGCTCTGCTGGTATCACTAATGCAAACTTAGCAAACAGTTCAGTTACTATTGGTAGCACAACAGTTGCTCTTGGTGCAACTTCTACATCTCTTGCTGGATTAACTTCTGCAACATTCGCAGGTTCTACTTCTGGAACTACTCAAATTTTATCTGGTGCTACTGCTGGTTCTAGCGTATTAACATTACCAGTTGCAACAGATACTCTAGTTGGTAAAGCAACTACTGATGCGTTTACCAATAAAACATTCAATACAGCAGCTACAGGTAATGTGTTCCAAATTAATGGAACAGGTATTACTGCAGTAACTGGTACTGGTGCAGTTGTTCTAGAATCTAGTCCAACTCTAATTACTCCAACTCTTGGAGTTGCTACTGCTACAAGTATTAATGGTTTAACTATCAGTTCAAGTACTGGCACTCTAACAATTGCCAATGGAAAAACTCTTACTGCAAGCAATACATTAACTTTCACTGGTACAGATACTTCTTCTGTGGCATTCGGTGCGGGCGGTACTGTTGCTTATGTGGCAGATAAACTAAGCGCATTTGCTGCAACCACTTCTGCTGAACTTGCTGGTGTTATTTCTGATGAGACTGGTTCTGGTGCTTTAGTATTTGCTAGTAGCCCAACTCTAGTAACTCCAACTCTTGGTGCTGCTTTAGCCACTAGCATTACTGCCACTTCTGGCAATATGACTGTTAATGCTGCTTCTGGTAACAATAGTATCGATTTAGTTCCAACTGGTACAGGTACTGTTGACGTTTCTAATAAACGTATTACTTCTGTTGCTGAACCTACTCAGTCTAGCGATGCTGCTACTAAAAACTATGTTGATGCTGTTAAAACTGGTCTTGATGTTAAAGACTCAGTTATCGTTACTACAACTGGTAACCTAACTGCAACTTATAATAATGGAACTTCTGGTGTTGGTGCAACTCTTACTAACTCTGGCACTCAAGCTGCTCTTACTATTGATAGTAGAGTTCTTACTGTTGGTGATCGTGTTCTTGTTAAAGATCAAACTACTGGTCTACAGAATGGTTTCTATAGAGTTACCACTGTTGGTTCGGCTTCTGCAAACTGGGTATTAACTCGTACAGTTGATGCTGATGAAAATAGTGAAATCACTCCAGGTGCGTTTACTTTCGTTGAAGAAGGTACAAATGGCGCAAGCAATGGTTATGTATGTACTAACGTAGGTGCTGTTACTATCGGTACTACACCGATTACCTTCGTTCAGTTCTCTGGTGCTGGTTCTGTTATCGCTGGTGATGGTTTAACTAAGACTGGTAATACTTTAAATGTAGTTGGTACTGCTGATCGTATCTCTATCTCTGCCGATGCTGTTGACATCGCATCAACTTATGTTGGTCAATCAACTATTACTACTCTTGGTACTATCGGTACTGGTACTTGGCAAGGTTCAGTAATTGCTGGCGCATACGGTGGCACTGGTGTAGCAAACACTGGCAAGACTATCACACTTGGTGGCAATCTTACTACTTCTGGTGCGCATACTACTGCACTAACTACAACTGCTAATACTACATTAACATTACCTGTTACTGGTACTCTTGCCACTTTAGATGGTACTGAAACATTTACTAACAAGACTCTAACTGCTCCAGTTATTGCCACCATTGTTAACAGTGGAACATTAACACTTCCATCTTCTACTGATACTCTAGTTGGTCGTGCCACTACTGATACATTAACTAATAAAACAATTACTGGCGCAATAATCACTACTGGTAGTATTAATAATACTCCAATCGGTGCTTCTACTGCAAATACTGGTGCGTTTACGACTCTTGCAGCTTCTGGTGCCGTAACAATGACTGCAACTACTGATGCGTCAGCTGTTGGAACTGCTGCTGTTGTTCTTTCTGGTGGATTGTCTGTAGCAAAGGCAATGTTTATTGGCACTAATATTACTGGTGCGGGTGCGGCAACTTCAACTCTTGATGGTTTTAATATTGATGGTGGTACTTACTAAGTAACACTAAATAATTGATGGGGTGAAATTCCCCATCCCAGTATATACTGGGTTCGTTTTCTAGATAGAATAGGTTATAATGTCTAATAAAGTTTTAATCAAACGCTCTGCAGTACAGAGCAAAAATCCTGCAACGACAGATTTGTCGTTGGGTGAACTTGCATTAAACACTTATGATGGTAACCTATTCTTCAAAAAATCTCCAGGTGGTACAGATGCCATCGTCACTGTTGCCACATTAGATGGTGCACAAACCCTAACAGAAAAAACACTTCAATCACCAGCTTTATCTGGTACAGTTGCATTAACTGCCACTACTCTACTTTCTATTAATGGTAGTACTGGCTCTTCTGGCCAGTTCCTTGCTCGTGGACCAACTGGTCTTACATGGACTGCTGCACCTTCTCCTGCATTATCTACTTTATCTGATGTTGCAATTAGTAGCCCAACAGCCCAGCAGGTTTTAACATATACTGGTTCTGCTTGGATTAACGCTGACTCGAATGCAGTTGTTGCTTCTGCAGTTTTTGCCACATCTCAATCAGATCTTGGATATGTATACGATAGTAATGTAACTATTGAAGAAGATTTAGGTACAATTACTGAGATTGCCTATAGTATTTACGATTTGGGTGTATTAAGTTTCACAGGCATTATCTCTCTAAACAACATCGATCAGTCAATCAAGTCAGATTATCTTGGTTACTCAATTATTTTCGGATTCTAAGGATATACAATGGCACGCCAGTTAGTTGAAAAATATATTTTCTCTCCAAATGTAGCGGGATCAGGAACTGTTAAGTTTCCTGGTAAAGTTGACTTAACTCAGCTTTTGATTATTGCGAACAAAACACAGCAGACAAACATCTACGCTATTGGTGATCCAACAAAGAATGGTACTATCTCTTACGATGCCACTGATACTACTTTCATGGGTGGTTCAAATCAATACTCTGAGCAGGTTGGTGTAACTACAGTTACTTTCGCATCTGATACAGCATCAATGTTATCATCTGACAAACTTGCTATTTACTCTGATGCTCCAAAATATATTGGCAATGTAGTTCGCCCATATGGTTTCGGTGTTGACGCTATTGAACGTCAACGTGTTGCTAATCCTCAGTCATTAATTGACGCTGACTTTGAGTATGGTCTTCAGCCAACTAAGTGGCAGAACTATTCAGATATCCGTGGTATTCCAGGTATCTATGAGAAGCCAGGACTTGACTTGTTTATTACTGATATTACATCAGATGGTGGTAATCCATCTGTTATGACTGTTACATGTTCTCAGGCTCATGGACTTTCTGTTGCAACTCCAGTTATTATCTTCGGTTGTGCTGGTGTTGCAACTGCTTCTCGTTCTGAAGGCGCATTCGTTATTTCTTCTGTTCCTTCTTCAACTACGTTTACATACTTTGCTAAAGGTATTGTAGGAACCAATGGAACTTCTGTTTTTAATCAATCTACGTATGCACGTCGTGGTGGTTTCTATGCTGGTTCTGAATTACCTATTACTGGATATTCTTCTAATGCAGCATCGCCATCTATTATTACAGTAACATGTTCAGCAAATCATGGCTTGGTTGCTGGTGCTCCAATTGTTAATATTGTTACTTCTTCTGGAACAAACCACACCTTAATGGGTGGTAACTTTTTCGTTGAAACTGTTCCATCTGCTACGACATTTACATTTACTGCTAGAGTTGGTGGTGCAGTGCAAAACTCTAGTATTGTTGCCACAACTTATACTCGCTCTGATGCTTTCGTTCAACATAGACCATTCGATGGTGGTGTAAACCTTGGAACATTCCTACCTTCTCATGGTGCCTCTATTTCCCGTCAAACTAAGAAATATATGCGTTACCAATCAGGTAAAGGTATTCTTTGGACTTCTGGTGTTTTATTCAATCCAGTTCTAAACCTTGACCAAATTTCTGCTTCAGCCACCACTGTTGGTTCTGTTATTACTGTATCAACTGAGGTTGATCATGGTTTACAAGCTGGATGCACTGTTGAAATTGCAGGTGTTGTTACTTCTGGATACAACGGCACGTATGGTGTAGTTTCTATCACGAATGAGTCTACATTTACTGTTTCTGCTCAAGGTACTCTTGGCAGTACTACTGCTGTTATTACTAACCTTCCACGTGTTACTGTTAAAAATTGGATTGGCGCATCTACTCGTGTTGGTGCTTTTGATGATCAAAATGGATTATTCTGGGAATTTGATGGACAAGAATTAGCAGTCGTTAAGCGTTCTGCAACTTATCAATTATCTGGTTTCGTTTCTGTTACTGCTGGTTCGCAAGCAATTACTGGTTCATCAACTCGATTCACTCAACAGTTAAAAGTTGGCGATAGTATTGTTATTCGTGGTATGACATATCGTGTTGGTTCTATTACCGATGATACTACCATGACCATCAATCCAGAATATCGTGGCGTTAATAACTCTTCAGGCATTAAGATCGCCCACGTTATTGATCAACGTATTCCACAGTCTCAGTTTAATTTTGACAAGATTGATGGTACTGGCATTTCTGGATATGCAGTTAATCTGAATAAAATGCAGATGTTGGGAATTTCATTCTCTTGGTATGGTGCTGGTTTTATCGACTTCATGCTCCGTGGTCCAGATGGTAATATGATTCCTGTTCATCGTATGAAACAAAATAACGTGAACGATGAAGCGTACATGCGTACTGGTAACAGTGCGGTTCGTTATCAAGCGATTAATGAATCTGCTCGAGATCGTTTAGCAACTGCTATGAATAGTTCAGTTACTTCAGTTGTATTATATGATGCTTCTCGTTTCCCAGCTACTGGTGGTACTATTCTTATTGATAGTGAATATATTACATATACTGGTAAGACTGGTAATACATTAACTGGATGTACTCGTGGTGCATCGTTTACCATGTTCGTTGGTGGTTCTAGTAAAACATTCTCTGGTGGTACAGCGGCAAGCCACGCAGTTGGTAATGGCTATAATGCAGTAACTTTAATTACATGTACTTGCGCTCCAATTGTTAACCACTGGGGTTCTTCTTATATTATGGATGGTGGTTTTGACTCTGATCGTGGCTACTATTTTAACTATGCTGGTATCGGTAATAGTATTGCTGCAAGTTCTTCTGAAACGCAGTTCTTCTTGCGTCTAGCACCATCAGTATCAAACTCAATTGCTGGTAACTTTGGTGATCGAGATCTTATTAATCGTTCTCAACTGTTGCTACAAAAACTACAAGTTCAATCAGACCAGTCTGTACAAGTTTATGGTATTTTGAATCCAGGTAATATTGATGCATCATCATTAACTTGGACTGCTGTTAATACTACTGCTCTTGGTTCACAACCTTCTTTTGCTCAGATTTCCACCAGCACTTCAACTGCTGCAACTCCAGGTGAGCAAAACTTCTCAACTCTTGGTCAGCCAAATGGTTTCGCTGAGATTGACTTATCGCAGTTGAAAGAATTAACAAACTCTGCTATTGGTGGTTATTCTAACTATCCTGATGGTCCAGACGTTTTAGCAGTTGTTGTTAGAAATCTTTCTTCAACCAATGCAGCAACAGTATCAGTAAACTTGTTCTGGTCAGAAGCACAAGCCTAAATATATCGAATTAGAGGAAAACTATGTCAACACAAGTACAATTTAGACGAGGTACAACAACTCAGAACAATGCGTTCACTGGAGCGCAGGGTGAATTGTCTGTTGACACCGATCTAAAAACAATTCGTCTTCATGACGGAACTACCGCAGGTGGTGGTTCTACCATGCTTAACAACGTCTCTTCGCAGACTGCTCTGAATAAAACATTCAGTACTGGTTCTGTTTGGCAAGGTAATGCCGTTGGTTTGCCATATGGTGGTACAGGTTCTGCTCTTACTGCTGCTGCTGGTGCTATACCATATTCTACTTCTAGTGGTTTAGCAATAAATAGTCCAGGAACTTCTGGTCAAATTTTAGTATCTGGTGGTACTGGTGCTCCAACATGGGTTGCTGGTTCTTCTCTCTCTGTAGGTACTGCTACTCTAGCAACTACTGCAACTAACATTGCTGGTGGTTCTGCTGGTCAGTTAATTATTCAGTCTGATACTAATCTATCTACTTTCATTACTGCTGGTGCTTCAGGTACATTCTTACGTTCAGAAGGTGCTGGTTATGCACCATCATGGGCAACTGCTGACGTTACTATTGGTACTACTGTTATTGCTCTTGGTAGTTCTAGCACTTCATTGGCTGGCTTAAATATTCTAACTGCCACTGGTACAAGCAACTGGAAAATTCCTGTTGGTACAACTGGGCAGCGTCCAGGAACTCCAGCAACTGGTATGATCCGCTACAATAGTACTATCTCTTCTTTTGAAGGATATGCTGCATCAGCATGGGCATCTCTTGGTGGTGTTAAATCTGTTGATGGATTTACTTTTATTCAAGCAGAAACATCTGCTGCAGCATCAAATGGTGATCTAGATTTTTATGCTGAAGATTCTGCAGGAACTGCAGCAACCCAAGTGGGTCAGTGGAATCGAACTAACCTTAAAGATTATACTGGCACTATTGTCGGAACACAAACTACTCAGAATGTGTTTAATGCAACTGCCACTACTATCAACTTCGGACAGGGTGCTACAACATTGTCGATGGGTTCATCTACAGGCACTAGTTACATAAACAATGCTACAATTTCATTACCAAATGCTACTTCCATTACTGCTGGTCAAACAACAGTTGCTTTATTAAATACAACTGCCACTACTGTTAATGCTTTCGGTGCAGCAACTGCTTTAACTATTGGTGCTACTACTGGTACTGCTTCTATTAATAATGCTACTGTAACTCTTGGTAATGCTACTACATTAAATATGAATGGAGCATCTCCAACGATTGCTTCTACTTCTACTGGTACGCTAACTCTATTTGATACAAATTTAACTACTGTTAATGCTTTTGGTGCAGCTACTGCTTTGAATCTTGGTGCTGCAACTGGCACTCTAACTGTGGCAAATACTACATTAGCGGCAAAAGCAATTACTGCTAGCACTACTTTAGCAGTTACTGGAATTACTACTTTAACAGGTTCATTAAATGCCAATGGTGGCGTGTCTGTAAATGGTAATATATCTCTTGCTGCAAATGGTAATGCTACTGTTGGTGGAACATTAGGTGTTACTGGTGTAACTACGCTTACTGGTGCATTGGCTGCAAATGGTGGTATCTCTGTGGATACCAATGCCTTTACTGTTGCTGATACAACAGGTAATACTGCGATTGCTGGAACATTGACAGTTACTGGTGCCACTGTTCTTAATGGTGGTCTTACTATGGATAGTACTGCCTTTACTGTCGCAGATACTACTGGTAATACTGCGATTGGTGGAACATTAGGTGTTACTGGTGTAACTACCTTAACTGGTGCATTAAATGCCAATGGCGGTATTGCAGTTGATACCAATGCATTTACTGTTGCTGATACAACAGGTAATACTGCCATTGCTGGAACATTAGGTGTCACAGGGACAACAACTCTTGGCAACCTAACTATTGGTTCTACTAAAACTATTGACGTTGGTGCCAATAAGGTTACCAATGTTGCTGAACCAACTGTGGCTACTGATGTTGCAACCAAACAGTATGTTGATACTATAGCGGCATCTTCTCTTCACTACCACGCACCTGTTCGTGTTGAATCGCCAACTGCTCTAACTGCAACTTATGCTAATGGAACTGCTGGTGTTGGTGCTACTTTAACAAATTCTGGAACTCAAGCTGCATTAGTTATTGATGGTATTACATTAAGTATAGATGATCGTGTTTTAATTTATACACAAGCAAATGCTGCTCATAATGGTGTTTATACTGTTACTGCTGTTGGTTCTGGTTCTGTCAATTGGGTTTTAACTCGTGCAACTGATGCAGATAATGCTGCTGTCGGTGATCCAAATGGTTTAGGTGCTGGTGATGCTTTCTATGTAAAAGAAGGTAATACTGGTGCTGGTGAGTTGTATGTTATGAATACCACGGGAACTATTACCGTTGGTACGACTGCAATTAACTTTACTCAAATTTCTTCTGCGCAGATTTATTCTGCTGGGACTGGTTTAACATTAGCTGGTACTCAATACTCTGTTAACGCTTCCCAAACTCAGATTACTGCAGTTGGAACTCTAACATCTGGTACTTGGAATGCATCTGTTATTGCTGGTCAATATGGTGGTACTGGAGTAAATAACTCTGGTAAGACAATTACTCTTGGTGGTAACCTTACTACTTCTGGTACTCATGCTACTACATTAACTACTACTGGTACTACTGGTTTAACTCTACCAACTACTGGTACACTGGCAACATTAGCTGGCTCTGAAACTCTAACCAACAAAACAATCGCTGCTGGCTCAAATACAATTTCTGGTCTTACTAATAGTAATCTTTCTGGTTCTGCTGGTATCACTAACGCTAACTTAGCAAACAGTTCTGTAACTGTCGGTTCTACTTCAATTTCTCTTGGTGCTACTGCGACAACCATCGCTGGTTTAAGTTCAGTTACTTCTACATCGTTTGTTGGCACTTTAACTGGTAACGCTACAAACGTAAGTGGAACAGTGGCAATTGCTAATGGTGGTACAGGACAAACCACCCGTCAAGCTGCAATGGATGCGCTTGCTGGTTCAGTGACTGCAGGTCAATATCTACGTGGTGATGGCACCGATGTTGTTATGTCAGCGATACAAGCAGCAGATGTACCAACACTAAATCAAAACACTACAGGCTCTGCTGCTACATTAACTACTGGTCGCACTATTGCCATGACTGGTGATGTTGCTTGGACATCAGCGTCATTCAATGGTTCTGGAAACGTAACTGGTACATCTACTTTAGCTACTGTAAACTCCAACATAGGACAATTCGGTTCTGCTAGTGCGGTTCCTGTAATAACAGTTAATGCCAAAGGTTTGATAACTTCTGCTTCTACAGCAACTATCACGAAAAACTTAGTAGTTGGTACTAGATCTACTGCGGTAACAATTTCTGTGACTAGCGGTTCTCTTACTGTTATCGGTAGATCAGCAAACACAGAAGTAACATTATCTCTATAAATAATCAATTAGGAAAAGAACATGGCTAACAGATTCCCTCTCATTGTAAACTCTTCGACAAGTCAGATTGCCGAAATCCCAAACTCAGATAATTTAGATCTCACTGGCTGTGGTATTCTTAACAGTTCTGCCACAATTACACTGCCTACCAGTACTGGTACTCTAGCAACTCTAGCTGGCACAGAAACATTCACTAATAAAACATTAACTAGTCCAACTCTAACAACGCCAGTTCTTGGAACTCCATCTTCTGGAACATTGACGAGTTGCACTGGTCTTCCACTAACTAGTGGTGTTACTGGCACATTACCTGTTGCCAATGGCGGTACAGGTGTTACTAGTAGTACTGGTACTGGTGCAAACGTACTTGGAACTGCACCATCTTTAAGTAATGTATTCATAACTGGGGTTCGAGAGTTTGTTACTGTTTCTGCCACTGCTGCTAATTCCTCAGTAGTTTTTGATTACCTCACGCAAGCAGTTCTTTACTATACATCTAATGCTTCTGCTAACTGGTCTATTAATATTCGGGGTAACTCTGGAACTACATTAAACTCTGTCATGACTACTGGTGATGCCATCACTGTTGCATTTATCGTTCCACAAGGTGGCACTGCTTATTATAATACATCAGTTAATATTGATGGTACTACCTCTGGTGTTACCACTACATGGTCTGGTGGTGCACCAACTAAAGGTAATGCATCTGGGCAAGATCATTATACATACACAATTATTAAAACTGCTGGTTCAACATTTACAGTTTTTGCTGTACAAACGCAATTCAAGGCATAAGGTGATATAAATGGCAGTAGCTTCTAGAGATCAGTTAAAACAGTACTGCCTACGTGCACTTGGACATCCTGTAGTTGAAATTAATGCTGATGATGATCAGCTAGAGGATCGTCTAGATGAAGCACTAGAGTACTGGAGAGTTTATCATCCTGATGGTATCGAAAAGGTATACACAAAATTTAACATTAGTGCTTCAGAAATTAAACTTACAACATCTGTCGCTGAGAATTTCGCATTAGGAGAAATTGTTGTTGGTGGAACTTCTGGTGCTGTAGCTAAAGTTCAACGTGAAACTTCAAGAGCATCGGTAGGAACAACATTATTAGTAACGCACGTTGAAGGAACTTTTGTAGCTGGCGAAACACTTACGGGTACAAATAGTGGAGTCACTGCAGTTCTTGGGACTCCAGCTTGCACATTAGGTGTTTGGGATAAAAGATACATAACTGTTCCAGATTTGGTTTATGGTATTACACGTGTGTTACCATTCAGCCAAGCATCATCTTCTAAGAGTTTATTTGACCTGCAATATCAATTGCGCTTAAATGACTTGTATGATTTAACATCTACATCTATCATTTATTACAAAACTGTTATGAGTCACTTGGCTCTACTAGATTTAGAATTAAATGGACATCCAATGTTCCGTTTTAATCGTCGTAACAGTAAACTTTATCTTGATATGAACTGGGATGCTGACGTAGCACTCGGCGACTTTGTAGTTGTTGAATGTTACCGTGCTTTAGATCCAGCAGAAGCCAGTAAAGTATGGGATGAGTCTTGGTTAAAGCATTATGTTATAGCATTGTTTAAAAAACAGTGGGCAACTAACATTAAGAAATTCTCTGGCATTCAACTTCCAGGTGGTGTTACATTAGATGGAGATAAGTTATATGATGAAGCTGTTGGAGAAATTAAGGATCTAGAAGATTCCCTAATGTCTAAGTCAGCCCCTCTAGAATTCTTCTTGGGATAAAATGACTACAACTAATGTTTACTTTACGAATGGTACTCGTACTGAGCAGATGCTCATCGAGGATCTTATTATTGAATCCCTGCGTATTTACGGACAGGAAATCTTCTACATCCCAAGAACATTAGTTTCAAAAGATAACGTGTTAGGTGAAGATCGTTTAAGTGAATTCAAAACTGCATTTCCAATTGAAATGTATTTTGAAAATATTGATAGCTTCGCAGGACAAGGACCATTTTTACAAAAGTTTGGTTTGATGATGGAGCAGTCAGCTACTTTAGTTTGTGCACGTCGTCGTTGGGATCAGTTCATTGGACGTTATGGAGTAACGCAATTACCAAATCGTCCATGTGAAGGTGATTTGATTTATTTCCCTCTCACAAAAGGCTTGTTCGAAATTAAATTCGTACAACACCAAGATCCATTCTATCAACTTGGTAAACTTTATGTTTATAAATTACAAGTTGAACTTTTCCAATATGCTTCTGAACGTATCGATACTGGTGTACCAGAAGTTGATGCATTCGAAACACTCAAATCATTCTCAACAAATACAACTAGAACTAAGTATGGCAGCGTCACTGCTATTACTATGACTAATCAAGGTTCTGGGTATACATCTGTTCCTACTGTTTCATTCACAAGTAGTTCAGGTATTAATGCTGCAGCCACAGCAGTTAGAGGAACTGGAACGTCAGCAAATAAGATTATTCGTGTTGACATAACTAATCCAGGAACTGGATATCAAACTGCACCGATTATTTCATTCACTGGTGGAGGTGGTTCTGGTGCATTGGCAACTGCAACTGTTAAAATTGATATTGATAAAGTTGATTCGTTTGGTGATAACAATACATTTAAACAAGAAGCGCAAGACGTTTTGTTTTCCGCTACTAACCCATTTGGTGAAATAGATGTTGAGCAATAATGTATTCTATCATGGACTAATTAGAAAAACTATCGTTGCATTTGGTAGTTTGTTTAGTGACATCTATATTGATCGTAAACAAGGCGATTCTGTAACTGGAGAAACTATTCAGCGTTTACAGATTCCACTGGCATATGCCCCAAAGGAAAAATGGATTGTGCGTCTTGATTCTGATCCAAACTTAGAACAACATACTTATACGACTCTTCCAAGAATGTCGTTTGAAATTCTTGGTTATAGTTACGATTCTCAGCGCAAGTTAAATCGTATGCAACAAATTAAATGTGGTTCTGGTATTGACTCAATGACATATATGTATACGCCAGTTCCATACAATATTGAAATTTCTCTTTATGTCTTGACTAAAACTCAAGAAGATGGTCTTCAAATTATTGAACAAATTCTTCCAACATTCACTCCAGAGTATACACTGGCAATTAATGCTGTACCTGATATGAATGTTAAACAAGACATTCCAGTTATTTTAAATAGCGTTAGTGTTTCAGATGAGTATGATGGTGATTTTCAAACTCGTCGTTTTGTTACACATACTCTTAATTTCACATTGAAGACGAGTTTGTTTGGTGCTGTTTCTGGACAAGCTGTTATCTCTCAAGTTGAAGCTAATATTGGTCTCAATAATATAACTGATCCAAATCGTATCTATGTTGCAACAGGTGACGCTACAACAGCAACACTTTCCACGGAGAATTGGTTAGACGGGTTTTAAATAATGGCACAAATATATAATTCAAACCAGAACCTAAAGGCAGCTGGTGTTCAAATCCAGTTTTTGCCAGAGCAGATTGAAGAATACTTAAAGTGCGCACGTGATCCAATATACTTTATTGAAAACTATTGTATGATTGTTTCGCTTGATCATGGTCTTGTACCATTCAAACTGTATGAATGTCAAATTGAAAAAGTAAAAGTAATCCATAATAATCGTCGTGTGATTCTTATGGAAGGTCGTCAGCAGGGAAAGACTACAACATCTGCTGCGTACATCCTTTGGTATACTTTGTTTCAAGAAGCCAAAACTGTAGCTATCCTTGCCAATAAAGCAACAGCTGCACGTGAAGTGCTTAGCAGATATCAAACGATGTATGAGAATCTACCACAGTGGTTACAACAAGGTGTCACTACTTGGAACAAAGGTGACATTGAACTAGAGAATGGTTCAAAAGTTTTTACTGCAGCAACTACTGCCTCAGGTATTCGTGGTAAATCAGTCAACATGTTATACGTTGACGAAACTGCCATTATTCCAAACACTGTTGCTGAGCAGTTCTTTACTTCTGTTTATCCAACAATTTCTGCTGGTCAAACTACAAAGATTTTACTAAGTTCTACACCACTCGGTTATAATCACTTCTGGAAATTCTGGAATGATGCTGAGAATGATCGTAATGGATTTGTACCTTTGTTCATTCCTTACTGGAGAATTCCAGGACGTGATGAAGCATGGGCTGAAGAACAACGTCGTATGCTTGGCGATCTTAAGTATAACCAAGAAGTTATTTGTAAGTTCTTAGGTTCTAGCTTAACGCTAATCAATGCAGATGTTATTGCTTCTATGTCTTTTGATAATCCAATTCACTCGAAAGATGGTTTGGATATTTACGAGAAGCCAGAAAAGGGTCACACATATGTTATGGTATGTGATACTGCAATGGGTGTAGATGGTGATTATTCTGCATTTACAATTATTGATATTACAGATGTTCCATATAAATTAGTTGGTAAGTTTAGAAATAATCAAATTAGCCCACTACTATATCCAAACGTAATACACACAATTGCCACACAATATAACGAGGCATTCGTTCTAGTTGAGATGAATGCCAGTGAACAAGTTCCTTATATTTTACATAGTGAACTTGAATATGAAAATATTTTATTCGTTAGCAGAACCACAGGAATGCAAACTGTATCAGGTGGTTTCGGTAGCGGTAAAACTCAACTTGGTGTTATGACAGATAAACGTGTTAAGCGTATTGGATGCCATAATTTTAAATCATTATTGGAAGAACATAAACTACTAGTTCCAGATGCTGATATAATTTCAGAGATCTCTACATTTATCGAGACTAAGGGAAGCTATGCTGCAGATGATGGATACCATGATGACTTAGTCATGACATTGGTTCTATTTTCTTGGCTTACAACTAACCCTTATTTTAAAGACCTAAATAATGTAAACCTCCGAGAAATAATGTATAAGCAAAGAATTGAAGCTATTGAGCAGGAACTAACTCCATTTGGTTTTATGGATGATGGACATAGTGAGGAGAAACCACCCCTAAACTTCTGAAAGTTTGGGTTTCATAAATAAATTAGTAGGTTGTGCTCCTCGTAGCAAAACTAAATTAAACAATGTAATAGGAGAATTACGATGCCTTTTCAACTTAGTCCAGGTGTAGCAGTCACAGAAAAAGACTTTACATCTATTATCCCTGCCGTAGCTACTTCTGCTGGCGCATTTGCTGGTGCATTCCAATGGGGTCCAGTTTTGGATCCTGTTCGTGTAACATCTGAAAATGAGTTAGTCCGTCGTTTCGGAAAACCGACTGATACTAATGCTCAGTCTTTCTTTACTGCTGCTAATTTCTTAGCATATAGTAATAATCTTTTAGTCTGTCGTGGCGATGCTACTGCAGCACGGAACGCTGTTGCTACGCAAACTGGCGGTGTTGCTTCTATAGCTGTTAGTGCTGGTGGTACTGGTTATTCAACTGCACCAACTGTTTCAGTTGGTGCACCAAATATTACTGGTGGTATTCAAGCCACTGCAACTGCAACAGTTGTTGCAGGTGTTGTTACTGCGATAAGTGTTGTAGTTGCAGGAACTGGTTATACATCTGCACCAACACTTTCGTTTTCTGGTGGTGGTGGTTCTGGCTTAGCAGCAACTGCTACTATTACTACTGCTGGTGTTAAAATTAATAACGAAAACATTTACACAACTACTTACGCTAATGGCGCTGGTGTTGTTGGTGAATTTGCTGCCAAGTATCCAGGTGCTTTAGGTAACTCATTGTTAGTTTCTATGGCAGATATTGATACATTTAGCACATGGACTTATAAAGCAGAATTTGATTCTGCTCCAGGAACTTCTTCTTCTGCTGCTGCCGTTGGTGGTGAAGAGGATGAATTACACATTATCGTTATTGATGAAGATGGTTTGTGGACTGGTGTTCAAGGTGCCATCTTAGAAAAGTTCTCTTTTGTTTCTAAAGCATCAGATGCTAAAAGAGCAGATGGATCTAATAACTACTATAAAGATGTATTGAACAACACTTCTGAATACATCTGGTGGATGGATCATCCTGTTGCTGGTACAAACTGGGGTACTTCTTCTTCTGCTAAAGCATTCGCTGCTTTGTCTAGTGCTGTTACTAAATCACTAAGTGGTGGTGTAGATTCATTGACACTAACTGATGGTCAGCAACAAAGTGCTTATGCAATGTATGCTGATGATGCAACTTATGATATCGCTTTAATCCCTATGGGTAAAGCATCTTCTGCCACTGTAGAATATGTTATCAACAACGTTGCTGAAGTTCGTTTAGATTGTATCGTTTTTGCTTCTCCAGAAGATGTTACTACTGGTGATGTTATTGTCGGTGCAGGTTCTACTGCTACTGATGCTATCAATGCTTACCGTGATGAACTACCAAGCACTTCTTACGCTGTTCTTGACTCTGGTTACAAATACCAGTATGATCGTTACAATGACTTATATCGTTGGATCCCATTGAATGGTGACGTTGCTGGTACTTGCGCACGTACTGATAATACTAATGACCCATGGTTCTCTCCAGGTGGTCTAAATCGTGGTCAAATTAAGAACGTAGTTAAATTGGCACACAATCCATCTAAAACAGATCGTGATGCTCTTTATAAGAATGGTGTTAACCCAGTTGTTACATTCCCAGGACAAGGTACAGTATTGTTCGGTGATAAGACTCTATTGGCTAAACCTTCTGCATTCGATCGTATCAACGTGCGTCGTCTATTCATTGTTCTTGAGAAATCAATTGCAACTGCTGCTCGCTTCCAGTTGTTCGAATTCAATGATGGCTTCACTCGTGCTCAGTTTAAGAATCTAGTTGAGCCATTCTTGCGTGATGTTCAAGGTCGTCGTGGTATTACTGATTTCGTGGTTAAGTGCGATGAAACAAATAATCCAGGACAGGTTATTGATGCTAACGAATTCGTTGCTGACATCTTCGTCAAACCAAATCGTTCTATCAACTACATTACTTTGAACTTTGTTGCGGCACGATCAAGCATTAACTTCAGCGAAGTTGGCGCCTAATGAATCGGTGGGGAGAAGAAATTCTCCCCTCTACAAAGAATAAATAGATAAGAACACAAGGAGATTTAAATGGCAAATATTGCTGACTTTAAAGCGCAGATGATCGGTGGCGGTGCACGTCCAAATCAATTCTACGTTCAATTAACATTCCCATCATACGTAGGACTAGGTATCGTGGCAGGTCAACAAGCACAATTCTTGTGCCGTTCTGCTCAGCTACCAGCTTCTACTATTGAACCAATCCAAACATTGTATCGTGGTCGTCCAGTAAACTTTGCTGGTGAACGCACGTTCCAACCTTGGACTGTTTCGATTTACAATGATGTTTCTTTCAACATCCGTAATGCCCTTGAAGTTTGGCAAAATGGTATTCAGAATTACAATACTACTCTTGGTCGTACTGTTCCTACTGACTATCAAGTTGACTTGCAAGTGTATCAATTAGATCGTTCTGGCGCTATCATTAAATCTTATAGATTTGCTGACGCTATGCCAACTAACATTGGTGCGATTCAATTAGACTTCGATCAACAGAACCAAATTGAACAGTTTGATGTTGAGTTTACTTACAACTACTTCACTTCTAACACTACTACTTCTGGTAGCCGTGTTGGTGTAAACGTGGCAATTAACACTCCAGTCGGAACTTTCCCATTCCCTATTTAATATAAAGTAGGTTAAGATATAAATTATGCAATTATTTGGCTTTGAAATACGAAAAAAAGATAATCAGCCAGAAGTGGGGAGCGTTGTTCCCCCTTCTTCTGATGATGGCTCCACTGTAGTTGCCAGTGCCAGTGCCTATTATGGCATGGTAATGGACATTGAAGGTGTAGTTAAAAATGAAAACGACCTCATTAGGCGATATCGTGAAATTGCTCAGTATGCAGATACTGATATGGCAATTGAAGATATTATTAATGAGGCAATCGTTTCTGATGATGGTGCCATTAAGATGAATCTTGATGCGGTTAAGTTATCTGAACCAATCAAGAAAAAGTTTCATGCTGAGTTTGATACTATACTACGTCTCTTAAAATTCAGAGAACGTGGACATGATATCTTCCGTCAATGGTATATTGATGGACGTGTATACTATCATATTCTTATTGATGAAGCCAATATCAAACAAGGTATTGTTGAACTACGTCAAGTCGATCCACGTAAGATTCGACGCATTAAGAACGTAGAAAAAGCAAAAACACCACAAGGTGTTGATGTTACAAAAATCATTGACGAATTTTATTTGTACAATGATAAAGGTATTACTGAGCAAACCACACAAGGTGTGAAGATGACGTTAGACTCGATCATCTTTACTCCATCTGGTTTGATCGATGCAAATACAGGCATGATGTTGTCTCATTTGCATAAAGCAATTAAGCCAGTTAATCAGCTTAAAATGATTGAAGATGCGGTAGTTATCTACCGTATTTCACGTGCACCAGAACGTAGAGTATTCTACATTGACGTTGGTAACCTTCCAAAGTTGAAGGCAGAACAATACGTTAATGACATCATGAACAAATTCCGCAACAAAGTTGTATATGATGCAACTACTGGCGAAGTTCGTGATGATCGCAAACATCTATCCATGATGGAAGATTTCTGGATGCCACGTCGTGAAGGTGGTAAAGGTACAGAGATTACTACACTTCCAGGTGGACAGAATCTTGGTGATATCCAAGACATTCAATACTTCCAACAGAAGTTATATCAAGCATTGAATGTACCGCTGTCTCGTTTACAGCAACAACAAGGATTTAGCCTTGGACGTTCCACTGAAATTACACGTGATGAGATCAAGTTTAGTAAATTCATTGCTCGCTTACGTAAGCGTTTCAATGGTTTGTTCTACGAAGCACTACGTGTTCAGTTAATTGCTAAAGGTATTATTCGCTCAGATGAGTGGGATGATCTTAAGCAACAGATTTCATTTGAATATGATATCGACAACCACTTTAATGAATTAAAGAACAATGAAGTATTGATGCAGCGCATTCAAATGCTTCAGCAGATGGATCCTTACATTGGTAAGTACTACTCTGCTAAATGGGTTCGTAAAAATGTCCTCCATCAGTCTGATGAAGAAATGGACGACATGGATAAAGAAATGGAAACGGACTTGGAAGATCAAGTTCACAGAGCAGACTTTGATGGTACTGTAGCTGCTGTTGCACAAACTGCACAGCAGAACTACCTACAACAACATGCTCCACCAGAAGCGCAAGCCAATGAACTTCCAAATCCAAATTCAAACAATCAAAATAAATAAAGGTATATTATGACGACTACAAGAAATTTAATCGACGCAATTGCAAGTAAAGACGCAACTGCCATTGAAGGCGCATTTAATGTTGCTATGGCAGAAAAGATTTCTGGGCAACTAGAAACTATGCGTCAAGAAGTTGCGCATAACATGTTTAAAACTGCACAAGAAACTGCTACTGAAGAATAAATGTACTACGGTCAATTCAAACAATCTCTAAGTGGTTCTGATGTTCTCAGTAGCATCAGATCCTTTGGTCATCTTATTGAGATGCACAGAGATGGCTCTATAACTATTGATCGTAAGTCATCTGAATTTGAGAGTTTAGAAGAGGCGAGAAAATATATTAAAAGTAAAACTTTTTCTGAAAAACTAGAAGTACAAATCTCACAAGAAATATACGAAGAGATATCTGAAAATCGAATCGCTAATATTATAAGAGAACATCACGATATAAAAGTAACAGATACCTTAATTGAATCATATATCGCTCTCGCTTCTTCTAAAATTTTTACTTTGGATCCTGTTG